CTCCAAAATTTTTCTTATCTCATCTAACTCGTCTTTAATTGTCACATATAAAAATATACCAATCGAAAACATTAAAATGATAATTATATACTCGTTCATATTATTTCCCTATAATAATAATATTATAACATAATTCTTAAGCGTTGTAAACATCATGAGAAGAAACTTTCTAATGTAGCTTTACGTTCCCAGTCCCATCCAATAGCGGTTAATATGCCCTTGATCGGTTGTAGAAAAGTCTTCTCAAATTGTAAATCATAATCAATGGATCTCTCCAAATCGAAATACTCAGGTATTCCATCTCTAAAAGCTAATACATGAGTATGTGCATGATTAGGTTCTTTCAAATAGATAAATTTAATCTTTTCAGCATCGCCAATAGGTTCTTCACTTCCCTTCTTGAGAAGTCTATTAAAAATAATAGCACCTCGTACATGAATAGGACAACCCTTCTTGGGATGTAGAACACCATCGACGCTCTCACTCCACTTCTTAATACCATTTACTGATCTAGGGAATGCGATGTCTTGAGGCTCTAGAGATTGGAATGACTCCCACTCAGCGTCAATAAAATCTAATACTTCTGCATTAGTACCATCAAAAATGATCGGTAGAGTTTTCTTTAATCCAGCTCTGATCTTTTCAGGCGTGGATGACTTAATCAAGTCCAGGCCCATGATTTTAATCTTAGGTGTCGAATAACGTACACCCTCATTGTCGTGTACGCGTAATGCATATCTTTTCTTAGCTGTCCAGAATCCCTTATCCGAAATACCCTCACGATCCATAATCATCAACTGCTCTTTAGAGTTTGTATAATCATACATCTCGTCATAACACTTATTAATATGTGGTTCAACTTGATCTTTACAGAAATTATCCAGCATGTCAACAACTTCTGTGGTAGACTTATCTTTCATGAATTTTGATACGATATCTGACATGTCGACATAATTAGAGTCTGTATCAATAGCAATAATTCTATCTTTATCATCATTTAACATATTATTAAAATACAAATTTAATCTGTCTGCAATCCACCTAATACTAAGTTGACCAGATAATGTAATAGAAGATGCTAATTTCAAATCGAAGAAGCGGAAGTATTGATTACCGAGGGCGCCATACGCAGAGTTTAAAAGAATCTTAGCTGCCATCTGTTTGTTGTTAAACTGAGTAGCTAATATAGATATCTTCTTATACTCGTCAGAATCAGTATCATGCTTCTGCATTTCTTTCTGATAATCTAACATCTGATTCTTCGTGGTCTTTCTTTGGTTGTATAACCATTCCATAAGATGTGGGAATACTCCCTGTTCATCTTTACGATACATACTACCAGTAGCTGTTAGAGCACAATTTAAATCATGAGCTCTGGATGTATCAACTGTTTTAGTTATAAGATCATCAACAGTTACTTCAAGCTTTTCATCAATAAGAGTTTCAGGACTAATATTGAACTGTCTAATAAGAGATGGGTATAGAGATGCAAGGTCGAAAGACACGATCCATTCATGAAAGCCGACTAACGGCGTCTTAACATATGCTCCAGGGAATTCACCTTTTTGTTGATGTCTATTAATAGGAACAACAATATTTTTATCGTAAAGATGATGGTAGATAATAGAGTCCCAAGTCTTTACTGGAGAATACACATCACTAAAACTTAATTTAGCTTGATATGCAACAGTCATATGCAAGTCTATCAATTTCAATTTATCATCAATGCGTTTAACTAGTTCTACGTCTTTTACGTTATAGCGTAAGAATTTGTCATAGTTCTGCTCTTCAAGCTCAATAAGGTTCTTCACCTCAGAATAATCTAGTTTCTTCTCACCTAATTCAATATTCGCAATATGATCTAGTCTGTATGATTCTTGAGCAGCGTATGTGTATTTCTTATATAGTTCAATATAGTCTAGTTGATCGATGCCTAAGATCATAACCTCACTCATCTCACGAGTACCGACCATTCTATCTTTAGCAGCACATACTTTAAACGGAGATAGATGTCTTGCGACTTTCTCACCGATAACGTTGCTGATACGATTGTAAATATACGGCATATCGAAATGATCTACATTCCAGCCTGTAATTACATGGGGTGGGTTAGCTGTCCAAAATTGAAGGAACTTAGCGATAAGATTTTTCTCATCTCCACATTGGTGGTAGATAACATTGTCTTTATATTCGCCTCTGTCTTCCCATGAGTCGAAGCCCCAAGTATTCCATCTCTTTCCATCATAGATGGTGATTGCTGTTATCGGGGATAATGCGTCTTTAGGATGGGGAAAACCCTCAATATTCGACGAGTTTACCTCGATATCGATATTGAATACTCTAACTTTCGTTAGGTCATATTTAACTTCAGGTTCTGGAAAGCGATCATGCATATATTGAATAGCATAGTTATCCATTCCGTGGATAGTTTTACCCTCAACATCTTTTTCTTGATCGATCCAGTCTTTAGCATCTCTAATACAATCAAACTTACGCGGGGTAAGATTTTCCTTGCTAATAAGAGATTTGAACTTTGATTCTCGATGAGAGTTGGTGAATAGAGTAGGCTCGTATCGAGTTCTCTTTTGATATTCATGACCGCAGTCGATGCCGCGTTCGTAGATGTGTTGCCCCCACTGGCGCATATTTGTGTATTGGATCATGTAATATATTATTCAAGTTATGATACTATTATATCATAACGGGTGGAACTTGTAAACGGTTAGCCGTCAATTATCGCATTAATCTTTTTAATTTGTGCATCAATAACTGTATCACGACCAGGCCATCTAATGGTATCTTTCTCTGGAGATTTTTTTAAGTTGTATAATAAAGGAAGAATTAGTCTTGCCATATTCTCAACTTTAGTTTGAGCAGCTTGTTCTACAACATCTCTTACTTCATCAAAATCTAATTGAGCAAGAATACTATCAAGTTTATGTTCAATATTATTTGATGATGCGATTACTGTGTCTTGTACTGCGCTGTTTTGTACTGCATCAACATCAGCTTGAGTAACTTGAGCTTCCTCAAACGAGATACCAAAGTCAAAATCGTTAGGATCAAAATTATCTATTGCCATTATTGTTCTCCGAATGAGTATTTAGGTTTTAAGTTCCACTTATTCTTATCTTTGTGTGGAATGATTTTGAATGTATTATATTCAGCTATTGGTTGACTATTAATATCTGATACTACAGATAATAGATTCCATTCCTCTAGAAGTTTGATGATGCGATTACGTCGTTCAACGTCTTCAACTGTAAGATTAGACTGACGTCCATCTTGCAAGAACATCTCTTTAAAATGTACTATGTAATATTTACTTTTCTTGTGAAGTATATGCGCTGTTTGATATAGCACATTATCTTTATTTGACGCTATACCAATTCTAGTTAACGTTTCTTTTATCTTCAAAAAATCATCCGGCTTAGCTAAGCCAATTTCAACCATGATTTCCGGACTCCACTTTACGATCTGTTCCGTTTCCATTCAATCCACCTGTATTATATTGTTCTTTTAGTTGGATTAATTGATCTGAAGTTAAAATGCTCAAATATTCACCAGCTATTTTTATATTTATACTATATAGGTTTTTGAGAAAGTCGATATCATCCGACTTAACTGGTTTGTGCCATTTTGAGAATCTCTTCTTAGGGCGAACAGAATTTACGTAATAATCCATTAGAATCTCTGGTTCTAGATCTTCTAATAGGTCTGCTTGATATGATTGAAATATTGTATCAGGGAATTGAGACATAGCTCTATTCGTCAGAAATTCATTATACTCAGGTGGATCATCTTGTCTTAGAAGATTACCCTTGCCGGTATTAATCGCATCGATGATTACGAAAGGATTAGCCATCTACTTCCACTCGGCTGTCACCATCATCTCAGCGAAGAAAGCAACTAGGTGAATCTCAGGATCTGTAGCGAATGCAAGCTTATGTAAATATTCTGACATCATCACAATGATTTCTGGAACTGAAGCTGGTGCCAACTTATCAAGAGATTTGTTATAGATATCTTTAATAATTCTATCTGGTTCTTGATCTGAATTTTCACCAACCCACTTACGCATCTCTTTAAAGTCTTTACCCTTTATATAAGATAACAATGTATCAGTATCAGAACTTTCAACATTTGCTAATACAGACAACGATAGAGTACCACCACTCGAATGACGTTGTAATTCATTAAGAATTCTTCGATTGTCAGGGAAATGTTTTTCAATAACTTTAGCAACAATAGCATTGTCTTCAACTTCAACGTTCTCATCCTTGAGAATATTAACAAGACGCATCATCATCTGACCCATCAACTTAGGCTTATCAGAATTCTTTATTTTGAATTCAACGACAGAACATCTAGAGTGAAGGGGTGGAATAATCTTATTAGCATAATTAGCTGTAAGAATAAATCTAGCATTAGAGCTAAACTCTTCCATGAAATTACGTAATGCTGGTTGTACTGAATTAACATTGAGATAATCAGCCTCATCAAGAATAACAACCTTTGGTTTACCCGATAGAGACACTGTTGTCACATAATTTTGAATAGTAGTTCTCAATACATCAATCGATCTACCTTCATTACTACCATTAATAACTAAATAATCAAGATCTAATTCATTACATAGAGCTCTAGCTACGGTAGTCTTACCTGTACCAGCAGAGCCTGACAATAATAAGTTTGGAAAATCACCCTGATCTACATACTCTTGAAATGTATCTTTAATACCAGAAGGTAGAACACAATCACTTATTTTAGTGGGTCTGAATTTCTCGACCCAGAGAAAGTCTTCTTTATTCATATTAATTAATTGTCATTGCGATGTAATACGTTACATTACGATCTTTACTATACCATTTAGAGATACCAGCTTTAGAAACTTCGATATCATAGTCAGCAGGTAGAATATTAATATGGTAAGTCTTAACTGAAGCAGAGAAGTCATCACCTTGATAATCGCCTAATTCAATAGTGAATGAGTTAGATGAAGAGTTCTTAGTATCAGCAGCTTCCATTACAACCTTGCCTTCATTACTTTTAATGATAATATCTTCAACACCTAGAATAGATGCAGCTTTTAGTAATTTAACAATAGATGCATGAGGCAACTTGAATTGAACATCAACGTCAGGTAGAGTGATATCATCCTCAGGTGGAGTTACAATAACTGATTGATCAGCAAAGAAGTACTTACAACTATTGCCAGTCTGAGAGATCTTTACAAACTTTTGTTCAAAATCTAAAGAAGGATCTTCAAATAATGATAGAGCACCTAGAAAACCATTAAGGTCGTAGATAGCAAAGTCTTGATCGAATGTCTCTTCAATCTCTGCATTTGCAAACACATTCTTTTCGATTGCGATTGTTCTAAGTTTATTTCCTTTCTTTACTAGGATTGATGGGTTGATTGAAGAGAAGTTCTTCAGTGTTTCTACGGTATTCTTACTAAGTTTCATGCTGTATTCCTCATTGGTTATTGTATAGATATATTATAACATATTTAGTTGTAGTTGTAAACAAATTATAATATAGTTTCTGATATTTGGCTAAATTGCCCTGTTTTTGTTACTTTTATTGTACGTTTAAATTGATCTTCCATCTCGCCTTTGTGAGATATGACGAACATCTTAGTACTCTCTTGCTCTCTAATTATCTTCATAAAGTTCTCAATACCAGGTCTATCTAGAGAACTGTCTAGAATCTCGTCTAGTACTAAAATGTTTGTTGATAGTGAATTCTTCAACTTAGATAATTCTCTAAACGAGAATAGAATAGCCATATCGATTCGCAATTTCTCACCCTCTGAGAATCCAGAATATCCATACAACTCACGTCCATTCTTTGTTACTGACTCATTGAACAACTCATCAAGAGTCAGGGTAATATTGAATTCAAATTCTTTAAGATATTTGTTAATGATGGTATTTAATACTGGTAAATACTTCTTAATAATTCTAGATTTGATACCACCATCCTTCAACATAACTTCAATAGTGGTGAATAGTTTAGATTTGTTAATAAGAGTATATAATACTTTTTGTTTCTTATAAACATCAGCTTGATTAGTGCTCAATTCTGTCTCTAAATTTTCGTCAACAGTTGTGTCTTGATCTTCGACAGCCGCTTGAATTCTTTCTATAATTGACTGCAGTTTTGAGATCTCTTGATTGTTTGTATCATGCTTAGATGATATAGCATTATGTTCATTTATAGAATTTGAAATTGAATCGTACATGACATCCATCTTGTCTAAATTAATCTCCAATTCATCCTTGATTTTATTGTGATGTTCGATCATCTCAGCTTTAAAGTCTGAAGATATTCCCTGATCACAGGTAGGACATTGATCTTTAGTTGAGAATAATTTAATACTTTTCTGTGACTGTTTCATCTTAGACTCCGACTGAGTCTGAATAGTTCTAATTTTGTCCTGCTTTTCTCTTAGATCTGATACGTCATTTAGAATAAGATTTTCGTTGTCGATGAGTAACTCCGCTATTTTGCTTTGTAGATTAGCAACTTCAGTATGAGCTTTATCTTTTGATATCTTAGCTTTAGTCTTTACAGCTTCAATATGTCTCTTAGTAGATTCAATCTTAGTATTAATCAAAGCTATTTCATGCTCAGCATTTGATACTTCAGATCTAACCCCACTAGCTCTCTTCTTAAGAATATCGTTCATCATACCGAATATCTCGATATCTAACAATTGCTCAATAACTTTACGTCTATCACCGACTGGCAATCTCATAAATGGTGTATAGTTACCGGTACCGAGTACTACAATTTGTCTGAACGATTTCTCGCTCATGCTTAATACATTCTGTTCTAGCCAGACTTGTTGATCTTTTATCTTAGCATCGTTGTGTCTCTGTTTACCATCAATAAAAATATTGAATGTTGCTGGACGCATACCTCTTTCAATCTTGTAATGTTTTCCCTTAACGACAAACTCAACCTCTACCATCAACCCCTTTTTATTAGCGTTGTTGATAAGATCTGCCATTCCAGTCTTTCTAAAGCCCTTACCGAAAAGACCGTATGTTATAGCATCAAGGAAAGTAGATTTACCATTACCATTAGTACCCTTAACAAGAGTTGTATCGGCTTTGTTTAGGGAAATGTCAGTCCACTCATTACCGTATGAGAGGAAGTTACGAAATTTAATATTTTTAAATTCAATCATGTAAGTGCTTCATTATATATGTCGCTCAATAGAGCTTTCAATTCATCTTTATCATTCTTAGTATGCAATTCTGATTCTAGATTCTCCACCCAACCACGTAAATACGTTAGAGTATCTACAGCTTCAAAATCTTCAATATCGTCATCAGACAGCATTGTATCATCAACCTCTTCAATGATATTGACATCAGCTGCTATAGAGTCTAGATACGAAATAGCTTTATCAAATTCATGATAATCATCTCGCTTCTTAACAAACAACTTGATAATCTTATCTTTATAACTATCAATATCTTCTATACCATTATTATATACTACTTTCTCAAAAATGTTAATAGGGTTGTTGATATATTCATGCTCGCCAGTCTCTGTATCAAATACAGCGAATCCCTTATCATCATTGTAGTCAGCCCATGTAGTCTCATAGGGAGAACCGACGTAGAATACGTGAGCATCATCAGATCGAGTATGGAAATGACCTGAGAAAGCTTTGGTATATTTGTTTAAGAAATGACTAGAACGAGACGTGTATTGAGATTTGATGCCAGAATGCATAAAGAAGCCAGCCAAATCAAAATGACCAAAGCAATATTCAGAATTAGAGTTCTTTATATGTTTCAATACTCGCTCTTCATTGTCAGAGCAAATCCACGGAATAAGATCAATACTATCATGAATAGTAGTCGGTTCACTAATAACGTTGAATCGGTCTCTTAATAATTTATCTGGAGAATTAACTTCAATGGTTGTCTTAAAATATGAGTCATGATTACCAACAATAATATTAGCTGTTATATTATACTTCTCTAATTGAGAGAAAAACATCTCCTCAGCTCTCTTCAATGTGTAGAAATTAATGTTCTTTCGTTTATCAAACACATCACCGAGATGGATAATTTCGCTAATGTTATTTTCTACTAAATATGGGAAGAATATTTCTTTATAAAATCTTTCTTGATGATCAGCAAATAATGCTGAGTCATTCCTGACACCTTGATGCGTGTCTGTGATTAAAGCAATCTTCATTAATATTTTTTCTCGTTAAAGTGTTCTAATGGATCGTGTTCTTCATGAAACTTCATGTCTCCAGTGTCTTGTTTGTCAAGGTGGAAGAAGTTAGCAGAGTCTAACTGCGTATCGTATAGTTTAGTTTTCGTGTCGGTTTGTTTTTTCTCTTGAGCGATACGTCTTAGGAATGCAAAGTAACAAATCTGTGAGAAATATGCAAAGGGATTGTTCGATTTATTATGATCGAATTTGTGACAGTAACGAATACAATTTTCGATTCCATCTAAGATCATCTCTTCTTTCCATGTATAACCAATGAAGTTGGGGCGGTTAGCTAGCTTTCTAGATATCTTCATGAAAGATACCGCAATTTCATCCGGAATGACAGGGCGTTTCTCCTCTCTAGCAAATGCTGCGTCACAGTCTGCTACAAAATCTTTCATCTGAATAAAAAATAGTTTATTATCTATGTAATGAGCTGGGTTCGGTTTTGTTTTAGTTTTCGCCATATTAATCTATTATACCATATTATAGTGTTATTGTAAACGGATCTTAGAGATTTCATAGTCGAATTTCTGCTCATTATAAGTTTTAATTCTGATCTCCCAATGTTTCAATCCATAGTTCTTATGTTTCTTATGTCTTAAATCGTCCGCTATATCGAACATCACGGCTTTATCTTTATTTTCTGACTTACGTAGAATTCTACCGATAGATTGAAGAACTCTAATTCTTGATTTTGATGGATGAGCAAATATCATAGAGTGTAGATTCCTGATATTTACACCTGTTGAAAATACACCAGTAGAAGCTACAATGATTGCGTCAGTATGACCCTCAGTAAGTCTTCGTATCTCCTCTCTGTCATCAGCATTAACTTCACCTGATACAAAATATACAGGACGTTCAGGTTCTGCTTCTTTAATCATTTCATATAATACCTTTCCATGTTTCTCAACAAAATTGAATAGTATAAGTGTATTCTTTTTCTGTAATAGAGCTAGCTTAACAATAAAATTATTTCGTTTAGGATGAGTTACAATCCAATCGATCTCTTGTTGATACGATAATTTCTTACAATTCTTAGTCTCTTCTTCAGAGTATTGTAATAACAATGACTTAACGTCTAACGGAGCAATAGTCTTATCATCCATTAATTTCTTAGTAGTCACAGCTTTATATACAGGACCAAACAATCCTTCAAGTACTAGCTTATTAGTTTTTGAATCGTCAGCTGATAGTGTGCCTGTAAGACCAATACGTCTAGGACAGTTAGGCATCTTCTCTAGAATTTTAGTTATTGAATTAGCTTTTGCTGTATGAACTTCGTCACACATAATAGCACCAAACTGATCGAAGTAGTCTTTACTTAACTTGAATACACTCTGCCACGTCGAAATATAAATTTGACAGTCAGCATCTTTGTCTTTTCCACCTGATATCTGATGAACCATATCAGATGTGAATGAATCGTCTCCGGTAGAATAGTCTTCGAAGTCAGATCCTAGCTGTTTTACCAACGAAATTGTAGGCACGAGTATTAGAATTTTCTCATCTGTCTTCATCCATTCTCTTACAATAAGGTACTGAATTAAAGATTTTCCAGCTGACGTAGGGGCAAGAATGATACCCCGCCTACTCTCGATGGCATATCGAACACTTTCTAGTTGATAATCGTATGGTGTAATATGTTCACCTTTGACACTCAACATGATGTCGTCTTGCTCATACTCGTAATCGAGAGAGAACGCGTCGTCCAACGATGGGTCAATAGTGTATTTTATTTTATAATATTTGGCGAAATTCTCTATATGCTGTATAAGTCCCGTATACAACGACCGGTTTCTAGTAGAGAACATGTGAATGTACCCGTCCCATTGACCGGTCTTAAATGCTGGCATAAAGCGATAGCCAGGAACTCTGAACTTAAAGTAGTCATCCAACTCAAATAAGATCCCAGGATCTTCGACTTCTACTCGAATGTATACGTCGTCATGTTTAGTTATATGTAACATTAATATCCGCCTTGAGTGAATTTTTGATAGTCGATCCAGTTCTTGATTGAGAAGCCCATTCTATTTAGAATGTCTACGACTCCAGTAAGATAATCGACAATAGCTTTTTGCATCTCTACGCGTGCAGTAATTTCCAATAGATCTTCATCTCCATCTAAAAAGATTTTGATCTCTGATTTTTGAAGCATGTATTGATAGCACTCATCAGCATAGCCACCATAGTATGCATAACGTTCACGATACACCATAACTCGCTGCTGATCTAGAGCTTTAAGTTTGATTTTTTCTTTGGATAGGAACCTTAGATATTTTGCAGCGATAACTGGAATTTCAGCGGCTTTGCGATCAATTTTGTTCTGATCGATCTTACAATCTTCCTCAGCCATTGCTTGATATTCGTCAAGTATCATAATATATTTTTAATATGTAATAGATATATTATAACATATTAGAGAGGAATTGTAAACAAATATTAGATCATAGTGAAATGCGTAAAGTTAATTTCTAAATCACACACAATAGGTTCAGCATCAGCCATTGTTGTCATTTCCACAGAAGATAATGATGTTGGCCAGCAATGATGGAAGTTGATCTCTCTAATAGGATTACCATTATTCGATAAAATATGCAAATACGCTTCAGACTCTAGAGAATCTAGTTGAGATGTGATAGATCCACTTTCAGGATCCCAGAAGTCCATCATCCATTTATGAATCTCATTCCAGTTATAGAATCCTTCATCAACAATAAATGATAGGTTTAAATTATCATAAGTGATATTAGTTCCTGCTATCTGCATTTGAACCATTGGATTAGCAACTTCAACTTCAGGAATAGTTACTGTCGGGAGTGTTACACTCTGAAGATGAAACGTCACGCCGGGTAAGCGTTGGAACGTCATATAATAATTACTAGGACGAGCTGTATTAAACTCATCAGGTACAAACATATTAGCCATGATTTATCTCTTAGTCTTTATATACTATTTATTAAGCTACGATAGAAGACATTTCACGTAACATGTTTTTATTTGTGGATTTTGCATTTAACGATTTTTTGAAAGCGTTAGCATATGCAGCTCTAGTAATATTTCCAGATTTGTTTGGCGTAGGCTGTTTAATCTCAACTTCTTCATTTGATCGGTTGGATGAAACGATAAGGAAGTTTGCATCATAACCAGTTTCCGGCAAAGCAGCATAACCAAATTTTGTAAGAGATCTTTTATATGCAGTAGCATTATCACGTCCAACAGCCTCTACAGCTTTGTAAAATAAGTCTCTTTTAGAACCAATGAATATTCCAGTAACAGCAGCATTGAAACGATCTTTATACATCGTTAGGAAAATGGATGTAATATCACCTACCTCAATTCTACCTTCGTCTCTCCAAGCTGATACAAAGGCTTTTTTCACATCGTATGTTTTTCTAGTTTTCTTATCTGTGATTTGAGCTATAGAATCTGTATGGATCCAACCAGTAAACTCTTTAGGATTATATGTACCGCCATCATCATTGTAAGAATTGAATGAATATGTATCACGACCATCACTTAAAACAATAACGTTTAATTTTTCAACTCTATTTGTCTTAACGAAATAATCAGTGAAAGATAATCCTATAACAAGAGCTGAATTAAGAGGAGTAGCACCAAGACCATAATGTCTAGGCATTTCATACCATTTTTCAACACCCTGATAACTCCAACAAACCGTTTGAGCAATCAAATATAATTTTTTAATGGCCATGTTAAATTCAGAATTTGACATTGATGATGATAGAACTTGAAGAAGTTTAACACCGTTAGAATTGCTGTAGTTCAATCGTTCATAAAGTTCTCCGATTTCTGGTTGGTATGCATCTTCATCTGCAACTTCTATTCTGTCCCATCTATCAGAGAAAGCAAGAACTTCGAAAGGTTGGTGAATTTTTCTAGCAAACTGAGCAAACTGAATGGTTTGTTCTACAGTATCTACAATTTTATCAGACATAGAGCCTGACCAATCAAGGTACATAACAAAACCATGATTTTTACCAGTTGGTGAAATTGTAGTTGTCTTGAAGATATCATCCGAAAATTTATGTTGCCAGATTTTTGAAACATCCAAATCACCAGTTTTTGAACTGTATGTTTTTCTGTAATCCTTAGCTGATTTTTTTCTATTGAATTCAGACGTTAGGTAAGCAACACTCTTCTTAGCTGTTGATTGAAATTTTGAGAATTTATAATTAAGATCGGAAGCATTAGCTTTTTCATCTGGAATTTCTTTATAATATTCTTTATAGCTAACAAAACTATTTTTCCAATCATGTTTAGTTGGAATAAATACTGACTTAATTTCAGTCTTATCAACGTTTTCATTTAACTTCTCATCAAAGTTATTTTGAGTATTTACTAATTCTTCAGAATCGTCTTCTGTTACTAGACCGTTTGATGCTGTTTTTTCTTCTCTTCCCTCTTCACCATCTCTTTCATCATTCGAATCGTCTTGTCTAGTTTGTTCATTTTCACTAGATTCGCTAGGGCCCTGATCTGTTTCGCTTTCATCATTATCTCCTGTTTGATTTGAAGGTTGTTCTTGTTCTTGTTCGTTTTCTTTTTGTTCTTTAGCTAACTTATATAATTCATGTGCAATATATACAATATCAGAATAATCATCAGCTTTTTCGATACGATCAATATATGATTGTTCTAAATCATTGATAGGAACATCAACAGCATCACCAATTTTAAAGTGAAGATTTAATTTATCTAGAATATTCAAGGTATTAAGATCTGTACCGTTAATACCGAAAAAATCTTTTTCAACAAGAGATGTATAACCAAGCTTCATAGCATGAGCAGCACCTCTATATTTAGATTTGATCATTCGTTCAATTCTTGCATCCTCAACAACGTTAATAGCCGAGAAGAATTTTCTGTGGTCTGGATCCATATCACAAGGTGTGAATAAAGCATGACCAACCTCATGTAATTTCAAAAGTAATTCTTCGTTATTAGTAATATCCTTCCAAGCAGGAAGTCTTAATACTCTATTCAATACGTCGAACGATGCAGTATCATCATTAGTTCTGAGAATCGTTATATTCTCTCCAGCTAATAATTTTGCGATGATGTCTTTTTTCATAATATTATAACCTTTTTTATTTTATATGTATATTATATCACACTTTAGTTGATTTGTACAATGAAAAGTGGCTTATTTTCGAAAATAAATTATTTTTGCTAAATAGTTGATATTTCATTGTACTTTTGCCTCAGACTATGATATAATATAATTATAGAATAAAGAAAGGAGTTAAAAATGAAAATGTTTAATACGAGAAAAAACAAAGTACAGAGTTAAGATCAGCAGTTGAAGAGTTCCTAGCGAACGGCGGTGCGGTTACTAAAGTTAAAACGAAAAAAGCGCCTAAGAACAGAATGACTACATATAAGCCTGGTTCAAATGTTATGGGACCTAAGATGCAATCTCATGGTAATAACGGTAAAACAGCATAATGAATATTATACTTAAAAATAAAAGAGATGAGTTCTTAAGAACTAAGAACAGATTTTATCAAGCTGGGTGGTTAGATGCTGAACGCAACGAACCAGCTCAAGCATCAACAAAAACGCAAGATGAATCATACTATTCTGACTACCTATCAGGGTATAGAGAAAGTATGGATAATAGTTTTGCTCAGGATAGTTTGTAAAATAATCAACTATTCATTGTACATTATGTCAAAACTATGATATAATATAATTATAAAATAAAAAAGGAGTTACAATATGAAAAGAGTTACGATGTTAGAATTTGCTGAAAAAGCAATGAGCAAATATAATACAATAGATATTACCGCTGCGATGGCAAGAGAAATTTCGTCATCTGATGGAGTATCTATTCCTACAATGGCTTTAAATAAAGTTAACAGAATTGGAAGAGGTACTTACCGTCTACCAGTCAATATTGAAGAAGTTAAAGTTGTTACTAAAGAGGTTGAAGTGAAAGCTAAATCAAAAACTAAAGCTGCACCAACTATTAACTTTTACCACAAACCTCGTGAAGACTTTGTTCCTTGGGGCGAGTTTTCAGATATCGTTAAAGTTTTAAAAGCTAAAACATTCTTCCCTATGAAGTTGGTTGGTGAGAAGGGTACTGGTAAAACGTTATTCTGTAGAGAGGCTGCTGCTAAAGCCGGAAGAGAGATCATCCGATTGAATGTTACTTCTCAAACTGATGAAGAAGCATTACTTGGTGGCTTTAGATTAGAAGATGGAAACACTGTTTTCGAAAAAGGTCCAGTTGTGGTTGCAATGGAACGTGGAGCTATTCTTCTTTTGGATGAGCTTGATAGACTTACTGAAAAAGGTGAGTCAACTCTAATGAGTATTCTTGACGAGGGTTATGTTTACTTAAAACGAATCAATGAAGATGTTTATGCTGAACCTGGATTCACAGTTATGGCAACTATGAATACTAAAGGTGTTGGTGATGGCGATATTCGTTATGTTAACACAACAGTTCTTAACGAAGCATTTAATGATCGTTTCCCATTAACATTCTCTATCAAATATCCTGGTGAGACTACAGAGAAAAAGATTCTTATCAACAACGCTAATATGTTAGGTGTTATGGATGAAAAAGTTATTGATGATCTTGTTAACTTCTCAGGAGTTGTTAGAAAAACGTTTACTGACGGTGGTATTGATGAGGTTATCTCAACAAGACAATTGGTAGATATCTATAAAGCATTTACTATATTTGGTAATATTGATAAGGCTGTTATGAAGTCAATCGAAAGATATGAGGACGAGATTATTGATGGTTTCTCTGAGCTATGGACTTTGATTTCAAATACTGGAAAAGAAGAGGTTGATGAGTTATTTGAAAAAACTTCAGATGACGAAATTGGTTCAGGTCCGAGATAATATAACTTTTCAACAGACGTAAAAAAGGCCCCAATTAAGGGGCCTTCTTTATAAGTAACTAATTACTTGGTATTATACACCAGCAACAGTGAACTTACGGTAGTACTGGTTAGCACCTGCACCGCCAGCGAAAGGATTAGCTTTCATGCCGTAACGAGTTTTGAAACCGATACGTGGCTGGAAGTCTTCCTCACCTTGAGATTTCATCATTTGTAATGGAACGTATGGGCAGTAGAACAAGCCAGCGTCCATTTCAGATGAACCTTTGTAACCAACTGTAACAGTGTTTGCAGCAGCGTATGGGTCAACAAATACTTTATATTTGCCACCAAGAACACCTGCCATAAGACCTTGTGTTACATCAGTTTGCATACCTGTAGTGATTGAAGCACCAGTAGTAGGTGCAGACAAACCAGCAGTCATGTCAAGGATTGAAGCGATATCAGCAGAAACAATGATAAAGTTACCAGCACCACGGCCAGTTTCTTTAGCGATTAAGTTAGCTTCTTTATTGATTTGAGTGATAAGCGACTTGTAACGCTCTCCACCCCAACGTGCATTCTCGTTATCAGAAGCATCTGTAAGATCGAATGTACCAGCAACTGTTGCATTTTGTGCACCAGCTTTAGCAGCAGTACCGATTTCATCAATAACTTCCCAGTTGATTTCTTGTAAGATTTCATTAGAAAGAATTGAAGCTAATTCAGCCTCTGCGTCTAAACCGTGGATTGCTTTAAGATCTTGAGCTAATTCCATAGAGTATTTAGCTTTAAGAGCTCTTGATTTAACATCAACTGAAGTCTTTTCGATACCGAAAGTCATTTCATTGTATGCCGCACCACCAGAAACAAAACCACCTAATGCCTCAGCATCAGCAGTAGTGTGTGGACCTGAATGAGCAGTATTAGGCTTAACACCTGGCTCAAATTGCTCAGTGCCAGCAGCGTTTGTGTAGTAAGACTTCATGTAGAAGATTAAGCCAGTAGGACCATTCATTGGCTGAACACCGATAGTGTCATATGCCAACATCTGTGGTACAGAACGACGTACTAGAGAGATTAGGATAGGATCCCAATTCTGCATGCCACCTGCTACTACCGCATCTTCTTGTAATGCTGTCTGTTGATTTTCTAAAAGACGAGTCGTAATGTCACGTCGTGTTGAGTTGTCGATTGCTGGAAGGTCAGCGTGTTCCAATACTGGAGCCCACTTTTCTTTCAACGAATCTGCATTTTCTGATAAAAACATATTGTTTTCTCCTTATTTGTCAGTCATGTTTGCGATTGCATTGATGTAAGTTGACATTGAATCGGAGCTAATCGGGTCAGTAGATTCTTTCTCTACAACCGGAGTCTCAGACGTATCTTCTTCATCAGTTTTAAAATAATTCTCTTTAAGAATATTTAATTTTGTTGCGTAGTCTTCATTTGATTCAAATGTAAGATCTTCCGCTAAAGTCTTTAACTTAGCCTTTTCAGTCTCAGTTAAGTCTTCAGAAACTTGGTCAAACACTGCAGCCATATTAGCTTCGTGTAATTCAGCCTTCATAGCGATTTTGCGATTAAGCTCTTCGTCTAATTGACTTTCAAGTTCAGTAATTTTTTCTGCTTGTTCAGCAACTAAGTCACGTTTTTCTTCTGGCATATCAACGTAAGCTTCTGAGAATAAACCTTTAAGTCCTTCCATAAAGCCTTCAGTGATTTCAGTTTTAATACCTGATTCAACAGCAACTTGATTCTCTTTCATCCACTCTTCAGCGATGTAATCAAGGTATGAATTTAAGTTAGCAGTAATATCTTCTAAACCAGCGCGAACAGATTCTTCGATTTTAGCTTGTGTGCCTTCTTCAATCTTTTCAGCGTGTGTCTTAATAGTAGACTTAACAGCAGCTTCATAGATAACAGATGCTTTAGTTTTGAATTCGTCAGAGAATTCATTGTCACCAAACATTTCGTTAACATCAGCAGTAATGTCTAAGTCATCAAAAGATAGCTCTACTTCTTCGTTCTTTTTAGATGCTTTCTTATCTTCATCAGTCTCTTCTTCGTCATCAGAATCATCTTCATCGTCGTCGCCATCTTCTTCAGATTCTTTCTTAGCTTTTTTAGCTTCGTCAACTTTGTCGTCGCCATCTTCTTCAGATTCTTTCTTAGCTTTTTTAGACTCATCAGCTTTATCATCTTCTTCAGAATCGTCTTCCTCTTCTTCCTTCACTTTAGCCTTAGCTTTAGCTTCAGAAACGATTTCAACTTTACCTGCAAGAATCTGCTCTTCAGCTTCGTCTAGTGTTAATGTGATCTCTGCATCTTCTGATACATATGAACCATCCTTAAGTTCTAGGATAGTACCATCTTCCATTTTGATTTTCATAGGGTTACTCCTTAATTGGTATATTCTTATTTATTTATATAAAAATGAATTTTATAATTTGTTTATAATTTCATCAAAGATCTTTAACTGTGCCTCTTCATTCAACTTACGTTGACGAACCAGCTTATTAATAAAATCCTGATGTTCTTG